ATACTTCAAAATTATTGCAAGATCATCGTGTTAATTTTATTAAAAATAAAAACGGATTACATGCACCATCTGTAGATATACTAATTAATAATTGTAAAACAAAATATATGCTATTGGTAGATACTGATATTATTTTTCTCAAAGCACACGAAGATATTTTCAAGCAATTCAAATTAATGGATTTAACATTGATGGGGGAAATTTGCGGTGATCGGGGAGGCAAGCGCCTACATAATAGAGTTCACCCATGGCATTGTTTTATAGATATTGAAAAAATAAAAAATAAAAATATAAAATTTTTTGATATTGACAGACACCAAAACAATAAGACAGATAAAATATATGATGTAGGAGCAACTTTTTTTGAAGATATAAAGAAAAATAATTTAAAAATAGGAAATGTTAATTTACAAGATGTTTACTTTAAACATTACGAAGGTATGTCATGGCGAGTTTTAAAGTATGGAAATAAAGACGGAAATATTGATCTGGATCCTTCTGCTACCCATAATAATAGTGAATTACTAAAATATGGTAAGTTTATTGAAAGAGTATATCAAGACCAAATAGAAATATACAAAAATATTAAAATTAATTCAATTTAATTTTTATGAATAATTTAAAATTGCTAATTAAATTTCCTACACGAAATAGACCCAGTAAATTTTTTAAAATAATAGATGAATATTATTCGATGTTGCGAGATTCAAATTTTGAATTTGTTGTATCTTGCGACATAGATGATGCAACAATGAACAATAATTCGGTAATTGAAAAGTTACAAACATACCCATTTCTCTCCTATTATTTTTGCGAAAATAAAACAAAAATAGAAGCAATTAATAATAATTTAAAAGATAAAAATTTTGATATTTTATTATTAGCATCAGATGATATGCTTCCCGTAAAAGCAGGATATGATCAAATAATCAAGAAAAAAATGTCAGAGTATTTTCCAGATACCGATGGTGTGCTCTGGTTTAATGATGGTTATCAAAAAGATAGACTTAATACATTATGTATATTGGGTAAAAAATATTATGATAGATTTGGTTATATATATCATCCGGATTACAAGTCATTATATTCTGATACCGAATTTACTATTGTCTCGACAAGTTTAAATAAGGCGAAATATTTTGATGATGTAATTATAAAACACATACAATACTCAATTATTAATGAGTTGCCTGATGAATTATATATAAGAAATGACAAATTAGAAGAATATGATAAAAATGTTTTTTTAACCAGAAAGAAAAATAATTTTAAATAATATGATAGTACAAATGACGCGTACGCGCAACGAATGTTTTTTAATAAAAGAAATGTTACCCATATGGAAAAAATATGCAGATGGGTTTGTTTTTATCAGTGACTCATCAACTGATGACACTTTAGAATATTTGCATGCAAATAAAGAAAAATATAATATATTAGAAATATTAGAAAGTAATGAAAATGTTAAAGCAGAAGAATATGAAACAAATTGCAGACAAAAACTTTTTGACGTTGCATGCAAATATTCTAATAATTTAATATGTTTAGACACGGATGAATATTTGGATGGTTTGGCTTCTAAAGAAAATCTAGAATTTATTTTAGACAAAAATAAAAATACAACATTAATGCTTCAGTGGATCCAATATACTAGTAAAAATAAAATCAGAATTGATTCACCATGGGATAACGTGTATCATGATAGAGTAGGCAATTTCGGTTTTGATGCAAAATTTGGAAAGGCATTTAGTCACTCAAGTCATTTACCTTATAATCATAAAGCTACACGTGTTGATCCACAGCATTTATTTATATCGCATTTGCAGTGGCTGGACAAACGCTGGGTTGGTATTAAGCAATATTTTTGGAAGGTTTGGGATTATGTAGCAAATTTAGAACAAGGAGTTCATATTATAAATCGAAATGATTATGATTTATCTGTAAATAATTTTAATTGGATATACAAAGACTTCAATTTTCCTTTACAAATAAGAGAAGATATTTATTCTACACAATCTATAGAGGATAATTTCAAATTGCAATATATTAAAAAATATACAAAAAAATATAACATTCCCAATCTTGGTGATTGGGGTATGGGCATATATGATTATGCAATAAAACATAATAAAGTTATATAAATGAAATTATTAATTAAACAACAACGACATTCAGGCTTTTTTTCTGACTTTAATTTAATTGTAAGTAGTTTGCTGCATTGCTATAAAAATAATATTACAGATTATAACATAATATGGAACAATTGGCGCTATCAAGATGATCAAACAAAAAATTTATATGATGATGTTTTTGTTAGGCAGACAGTCATAGAAATGCCTGATAGTATTTTACATGTAGATGCTCTCGAAGAAGTTAAAATTTGGGCTCCTTTTGTGTTTGCAAATAAGTCTATATTTACAGAACTCAATAATATTCTTACACATATTAAATATTTCGAAAATCCTATATATAATAAAATGTTTGATATAGCTAAAGTTCAAATAAACAAATGTTGTTTAGGTGTACATGCAAGATATACAGATTCGACACAACACAGACCTTATCTCCCGATAACTGATTATTTTAATGCAATAGAAACAGCTGTAAGAAAAAATAAATCAATTAACGGTTTATTTGTTGCAACTGATGATGAAAAGGTTTTAGAACAAATTATTAATAGATATGGAGAAAAAACCGTAATTTATAATAAAAATATAATTAGAAGTACTACTGGTCAAGGATTACATTTAGATCCAACTTTTCCATATAAACATAAATTAATGGAAGACGTGATTTTAGATGGTGTATGCATTTCATTATGCAATGAGGTAATTCATACAGCTAGTAATGTAATAGGATATAGCTTAATGCTCAATCCCGAATGCAGATCAAATCAAATAGATAAACATCTTCCGCATTATTAAAATATTGAATTGTAAAAGAAATATTATAATATAAAATATGCAAAATAAAAAAACTCAAATTTTCTCTTTAATTAAAGAATTAATCAATCAAAAAACCCTAGAAAAACCGTGGATACCAGGAAAAGACTGGGTCCAATATGCTGGGCCATATTTTGATGAAAATGAATATATTTCTTCCATAGAAACTTTATTAGAAGGTTGGTTAGTTTTGGGGTCAAAAGGACTTTCTTTTGAAAATGTTTTCCCTAAAGAAGTAGGAAAAGAATACGGTATTCTTACTAACAGCGGTAGTAGTTCAAATTTAATAATGATGTCTTCCCTGACTTCAAAAAGGTTGTATAATTTTCCTAAAGGAACTAAAGTTATTACTCCAATTGCCGGATTTCCTACTACAATTAACCCCATTTTTCAATGTGGGTTTGAACCGGCTTTTGTTGATATTGATTTAGATACACTTAATCTAAATTTAGAACAAGTAGAAGAGCAAGCTAAAAAAGGAGCTAAAGTTATTACGTTTGCTCATGTATTAGGAAATCCTCCTAATATGAATCAACTAATGCAAATAGTAAAAAATTATAATTTAGTACTACTTGAAGATTGTTGTGATGCATTAGGTTCTTCTTATAATGGTAAATTGTTAGGAAGTTTTGGTGAATTTGCAAGTTGTTCCTTTTACCCTGCCCATCACATTACCATGGGAGAAGGTGGCTTTGTTGCATGTAACACAAAGCATCAAGAAACTGTTGCTCGCAGTTTTAGAGAATGGGGTAGAGGTTGTTTTTGTACTGGTTTAAAAGCTAATTTACTTAAAAATGGAAGTTGTGGTAAAAGATTTTCTAATTGGTTACCTTCATTGCCGGACGAAGTATTTGATCATAAATACGTATATGATGAGATTGGTTATAATTTAAAACCAATTGAACTACAAGCTGCTATGGGGTTAGAGCAACTTAAAAAGCTTCCAGAAATTACCAAAAGAAGAAAGCATAATCATCAACGTTTAGTTGAAATTTTTAAACCACATGAAGAATTTTTTGTTTTGCCGAAAGCTACAGAATTAAGCGATCCTAGTTGGTTTGCTTTTGCTCTTACTATAAAAGACAATGCCCCGTTTAAAAGATTTGATATTGTCAATTATTTAGAAAGTAATAAAATACAAACCAGACCTTATTTTGCAGGTAACATTATGTTACAACCAGCTTATGAAGGATTAATAGCAGCTGAGGATGTTATTAAAAACTTTCCTAATGCCAGAAAAGTTACTACGGATACTTTCTTTTTAGGTACAAGTCCTGTAATTACTGACGAACAAATTGATTATATTGAAAATATTGTAAATATTTTTTTTAAAAAATAGATGAAAACATTGATAGTTACTGGCTCAGATTCAAGTATGCATGAAGTTTTAGACTTATCTGTTTCTTCGAAACAGAAATATGCGTTTAACCATGGTTATGATTTTATGTGTTTAAGGTCATTTTCAGCAGACAAAAAATGTGGTTTTGATTCCAGGCATATTGGATTTTTGAGAGCAACTACATGCTTCAAATTATTAAGACAATATGAACATATTATGTGGATTGATGCTGATGCATTAATTACCAATCCAAATTATAAAATTAGTGATTTTGTAAATGAAAAAAGTTGTGTTACAGCATCATATGATTGGATGCATTATACTACTTTTAGTACGGGTAATTTCATAGTATCAAGAAATGATGATACACAAAAGTTATTTGATATGTTTTTGCAAATATCTCGTTTTTGGTTAAATGATATTTTACAAGAGCAAGGCACCTTAAACTACATTTACTCCAATTTACCAGAATATAAACACATGTTTAATATATTGCCTCATAAATTTTTAAACAGTGTGCCATCTTGTTTAATTAATACTAAAACCTGGAGAGAAGATAATAATCGCACAGGTATTGTAGATCCGTGGACACCTGAATCCTTTTTAGTTCATTTAACAGGTACTTCTGCATCTGAACGTGTAAATTTAATAAAAGAATATTGGCCAAATTTATGAAAAAAATAGTATATGTAACAGGATGTTTAGGATTTATAGGATCTTATGTAACAAGAGAATGTTTACTACGTGGTTGGTACGTTAAAGGAGTAGACAAAATGACATACGCATCTAATAAAAAATTGCTAGATGAATTTAATCAATATTCTAATTTTTCTTTTTTGCACTGTGATATCAATGATTTAAAATTTTTATATGAATGTGATTATGTAATAAATACTGCAGCAGAAACTCATGTAGGTAATTCAATTACCGATAGTCAAGAATTCATTCATTCAAATATAGATGGTGTTTATAAATTATTAGAATTAATAAAAAATTATCGACAAGAAACAAATAAAAAACCAACATTGCTGCATTTTAGTACAGATGAAGTATATGGTGATATAATCGAAGGTGAACACATAGAAACAGATATATTAAAACCAAGCAATCCTTATTCAGCTACAAAGGCAGCAGCCGACATGTTAATTTTGGCATGGTCTAGAACTTTTAATATACCTTATGTAATTGTCAGGCCCACTAATAATTATGGCATAGGCCAATATGTTGAAAAACTAATTCCAAAAGCATGCAAATATATAAATTTGAATAAAAAAATGCCATTACATAACAATGGTAGTCCAATTCGAAATTGGTTACATGCAAAAGACACAGCATCTGGTATTATGACAATAATTGACAATAATGTTAAAAATGAAATATACAACATTTGTGGCGGATATGAGCAAAGTAATCTTGAAACCTTCAAAAAAATATTAAATTGTTATGGCATTAATGATATTGAAAAGTATATTGATTTTAGCTATAATAGAGAAGGTCAAGATTTGAGATATGCATTAAATGATGATAAATTAAGAAATCTAGGTTGGAAGCCGGCAGCAAATTTTGATGACGAATTAACAAAAATTACAAATTATTATAAAAATAATTTTATATGGTAACAAAAGAAACACTTATAAATTTTGAAACGGAAATAGGAGATATTTTTAATCAAGGCGAAATCAAAGCCCCTATTCACCTCTATCACGGCAATGAAGACATAATGCTATCAATTTTTGCTGATATAGATACTGAAAATGATTGGGTATGTTGTACATGGAGAAACCATTATCAAGCGTTATTAAAAGGTATACCCAGCAGTCTCTTGAAAGAAAAAATAATAAATGGTAAGTCTATGATTATGAATTTGCCAGAATATAAATTTATTTGTAGTTCAATTGTGGGGGGTATACCTTCTATTGCAGCTGGTATCGCAATGTCGATAAAATTACAAAATAAAACTAATAAGGTTTGGTGTTGGGTCGGTGACATGAGTGCAGAAACTGGTGCTTTTCATGAGGCGTACAAATACAGTGTAAATCATAAATTACCAATTACTTTTATCGTGGAAGATAATAAAAAATCTGTTTGTACACCGACGCCAGAAGTTTGGAAAAGAGAAATGCCATATTATTTAAATTCGGAATATACTGGGGGTATATACAAACAAGAAAATTTAATTTATTATCAATATGATAATAAAAAATATCCACATGCAGGCGCAGGCAAAAGAGTACAATTTTAATATATGAAATATTTTGAAGAAATAAAAAAGGCTATGTCTTTATTAGCCGAACATCCAAAAACTTTTTTTATTGGCCAAGCTGTTGAGTTTGAAGGCACAGGACTTTATGATTCATTAAAACATTTACCCACAAATAAAAAAATTGAATTACCTGTTGCAGAATATTTGCAATGTGGTTTAGCCAATGGCATGGCAATTGAAGGACTAATTCCTATATCAACTTTTCCTCGTTGGAATTTTTTGTTGATGGGTGTTGATCAAATTGTAAATCATTTAGATAAATTCAATTCAATGTCTGATGGAAAATGTACACCGCGGGTCATTATAAGAGTAGCAGTAGGCAGCGAACAACCCGTAGATCCCCAATGTCAACATAAAGGAAATTTTTCTGATGCATTTAGATATATGACGAAAAATACTGAAATTATTGAATTAATTGAATCAGAGGATATTGTTCCTTCATATATAAAGGCATTGAACAGAACTGATGGTAAAAATACAATTTTAGTTGAATTTGCTGATTTTTGTAAATCAAAATGAAAATATTGATTACTGGAGGCGGTGGTTATATTGGGAATTCTTTATTTAATAATTTAAAGAAAAAATATAATGTAATTTCTGTAAAGAGACAAAATTTTGATTTGAGTAATTCTCACGAAACAGCAAATTACTTTCATGGAAAATATTTTGATATTATAATACATACCGCTGTTAGTGGTGGTAGTAGGCTAACAACAGATACATATTCGGATATGGATAATAATCTTCGAATGTACTATAATTTACTTAACAATAGAAATAAATTCGGAAAATTAATCCATTTTGGTTCTGGAGCAGAAATCACAGCACCCGAGTCACCATACGGTCTGAGTAAACGAATTATCAACAAATCTATAATAGAACAAAATAATTTTTATAATTTAAGAATATTTGGATTGTTTGATGAAAATGAATTAGATACGAGATTCATTAAATCAAGCATTCAAAAATGTAAAAAAAATGAATATATAAATATATATCAAAATAAATTTTTTGATTTTTTTTATATGCAAGATCTACTAAGTATAGTTGATTGCTATATAAAAAATGAATTTTCATATAAACTATTTGAATGTACTTATATCAAAAAATATACATTATATGATATCGCCAAATACATATGCAATCTTTATAAAATAGATCATAAAAAAAATATTCATGTAGAAAATACTGAATTAGGTTTTCCATATACAGGAAATACAACTGATCAAAATTTTATAAATTTTATTGGTTTAGAAAAAGGTATCGATATTGTATCGAAACATTTATATGAATAAACATTATATAACAAATGATATCATTAGCTGTAATGAGATGTTGGGATCACAAACTTTTAATTATTTTTGCATGTATGCTATATCAAAACATACAGGCCACGAAGTTGCATTTTCGACAATGCCTAATAGATTTTTTGGTGTCGTAGAAGAGTGTTTTGATACACCGTTTTCCGCATTTCCCGAAAATGTTGATTATCAAATATATAATAGTCAATATTGCAACTCACCTGTTATAGAGGAAAATATTTTAAAGCTTGATCCTAATTGCAACTATATATTAAATGCGCGCTTTGATTACGGTTATGTATATTGGAAAAATATTGTACCAGAGATTAAAAATATTTTTAAAATAAAAACAAAATTTTTAGAAATTGCAAATTCCATTATAAAAAAAATAGGAAAGCCTACGTGTTGTGTTAACTTTAGAAGGGGTGATTATCCTATATATATGGATTCATATATGGATTATTATAAAAATGCTTTAGAACAAATACCTAAGGATGTGACATTATTGATCATATCGAATGATTTTGAATGGGTGAATAATTCATCCGAATTAACATACCTTTTTAAAGACAGAGAGGTAATAAGAGCAAATTTTATTAATTATATACAATTAAGTCTTATGACTTTGAGTGATTATAATATTTGCTGCCCCTCTTGTTTTGGTATATTGGGTTCTGTATTGGCTAAAAATCCAAATCATATTCTTATACACCCATATGTTAAAAATAGTTGTTTGAAAGATTATTTTTTACATTTTCAAATTTTAATAGAAAATGTTTTTTCTAATTTTAAATTGATTAAATTTTAGAAAATATCGCCATGGCTATATTTTTATTATTTCTTATATATATAAAAGATGAAGAAAGCCCTAATAACAGGTATTACTGGACAAGACGGTTCATATCTTGCTGAACAGCTTTTAGATAAGGGGTATCAAGTGCATGGAATGGTCCGACGAAGTTCTTCATTTAATACCTCCCGTATTGATCATATTTACCAAGACCTCAAACTGCACTATGGAGATGTAACAGATACTTCTAACGTAAACCGTTTGCTTGAACAAATTGGTCCAGATGAAATTTATAACTTAGCTGCACAGAGTCACGTAAGAGTATCATTTGATATTCCAGAATATACAGCTCAAGTTGATGCATTAGGAACTCTTAGATTTTTAGATGCAATCAAAGAAGTTGGCCTAAAAGATAAAACGAGATTCTATCAAGCATCAACTTCTGAATTATACGGTAAAATTCAAGAGTGTCCTCAAACAGAAAAAACTCCTTTCTATCCTCGTTCTCCATATGGTGTAGCAAAATTATTTGGTTATTGGAGTGTTATTAACTATAGGGAATCTTATGGTATACATGCTTCAAATGGAGTATTATTTAACCACGAATCTCCTAGAAGAGGAGAAACCTTTGTATCAAGAAAAATTACAAGAGCAGTTGGAAGAATCAAAGAAGGTTTGCAGGATTGTTTGTATCTTGGGAATTTAGATGCCAAACGAGATTGGGGATATGCTCCAGAATACACAGACATGATGTGGAGAATGCTGCAACAGGATACTCCTGAAGATTATGTTTGTGCTACAGGAGAAACAAATACTATTAGAAGATTTTGTAAAGAATCATTTAAAGAAGTTGGAATTGATATTGAGTTTCGAGGTGAAGATGTAGAAGAAGAAGGCATTGATACTAAGACCGGAAAAGCTCTTGTGAAAATTGATCCAAGGTATTTCAGACCAGCAGAAGTAGATTTGTTACTTGGGGATGCAACTAAAGCTAAAGAAAAGCTTGGATGGGAACCTAAAGTTAAGTTTGATGATTTAGTGAAGATTATGACTAAAGCTGATTGGGAATTAGCAAGAAAGGAAAGATAATATGGATAAACTTTTTATAGCTGGTCACAAAGGAATGGTTGGTTCAGCAATGTTAAGACATTGTAAAGATTATGATCCAATTGTTATAGATAAAAAAAGCTTGGATTTGCGTAATCAGCAAAACGTAGATGATTTTATTGCTGCTGCTAAACCTGATAAGGTTGTTATTTGTTCTGCAAAGGTAGGAGGCATAAAAGCTAACAATACATATCCAGCTGAATTTGCTTATGATAATTTAATGATACAAACAAATATCATTAATAGCGCATATAAGCATGGCGTTAAAAGATTATTGTTTCTTGGTAGTACATGCATTTATCCTAAGTTTGCACCTCAGCCTTTAAAGGAAGAATACTTGCTTACAGACAGTCTTGAACCAACTAATGAAGCTTATGCTATTGCTAAGATTGCTGGAATTAAACTTTGTGAATTCTATCGTAAACAATACGGAGTAATTTATCATTCTGTAATGCCTACCAACCTATATGGTTTGAACGATAACTATCATCCTGAGAACTCTCATGTTATTCCTGGTTTGATCAGAAAGATTCATGAAGCTAAGGAAAGAGGTCATATAGAATATCAAATTTGGGGAAGTGGTTCTCCTCTAAGAGAATTTTTGAATGCTGACGATCTTGCTAAGATTTGTTATAAACTTTTAGAAATTGAGAATCCCCCAAATCTTGTTAATGCTGGTTCCAATACAGAACTGAGCATATATGAACTAACAAAGAAAATTTGCAATGTAGTTGGATTTGAAGGTAAAATTCTTCCAGGAGATCCTAGCTTAGATGGAACACCAAGAAAGAAAACTGACTGCACGCTTTTGAATAACATTATGTCTTTTGAAGAAACTCCTTTTGAAGAAGGATTGAAAGAAGCTTATCAAGACTTTTTAGCTAAAATTAATGAATAAAAAAAAATATATTATATACATGGGCGCTTTTTTGCATAATAGTGGTGGTAGTGTCGCTTTGCACAAATTATGTCATGATTTAAATTCTTTGGGCGAAGAAGCATATATAACTTCTCCTAAAACACATCCATCATTAAATGCACCTTTTTTTGCAAATGCTACTTTTAAAAAAGACAATACTATCGGGATTTATCCGGAAGTTGTAGTGGGAAATCCTTTTGGTACAAAACATGTTATAAGATGGTTGTTAAACACACCGGAAGCTTCAGGTGAGGAGCTTGCAAATCAATTTTACCAAAAATCAAAAAATACAGATTATTTTTTTACTTATTCAGATTTTTATAAAATTAGAGAAGGGTATAAATTATCTGGTAAATTGATAAGTTCATTTTTAGATACTAATTATTTTGGAAAGGGAAATGAAATTAGAAGAGGATCTGCTTTCTTAGTAAAGAAAGGTGGCATAAAAGAAAAAGTGCATCCGCAAGATGCAATTGATTTGACTAACATTACTAATGACTTTCAAAGAATGTCTGTAATTTTAAAAAATGTCGAATATTTTTATTGTTATGATAATGCTTGCTTTTGGCCGGTAATTGCTTCATTATGTGGCTGCATATCAATAGTAGTGCCCAATACAAATAAAACCGCAGCTGAATGGCACAATGATTTTCCCTCTACAAAAATGGGAATAGCATATGGAATAGATGAAATTCAACATGCTAAAGAAACCCTTCATTTAGTTGAGCAAAATTTTAAACAAGTACAAGAAAAAGAATTAGAAACAGTAAAAAATTTTATAAAATTTTGTGACACAATATAGATATTGATTTATAGCTCTTTGTTTTTAAAATAAATCAAATGATTCTAGATCAAACCACAACATATAACGGCGACCTTATTCATAAACGTTTTGCTTACGAATTTCTTCGTAAGAACGTATCACCCATCGGAGACTTAATTTGTTTCCGCGGTGCTATGAATGTAACAACTAACCTAATTGATCAAGAAGATCTCTTAGCTAAAGATTATATCTATAGCAATGATGCAATTAATTTTTGTTGGGAAATTCCAAATCTTTGTCCATTTGGTGCAGTAGCTTTCCAGAGATTATTCAATACTCAAATTGCTAATATCTTGTCTGTTCGATATATTCAAAAGCCAATTGAATTAAGGGGTGATGATTTAATTGTCCATGATGTCTTTACCGGATCTGATGGGAAAGAACAGACCAAAGGTAAAGCATCTGTGTCAATTACATATTCTACTAATAATGTAGCTATTGGACATACGGGTATCAATATTGATGCAGGTAAGAGTGCACCCAACTTTGCTTATTCAACAAAATTAACTGACGAACAGGTTCAATTGTTTATGAAGGATGTAGAAGCAGTATTCTATCATACAGTACGTGATATTCAGATTGCTACTACTAAAGTTATTCTATAATGGAAGCTTCTATTTTTGATTATATCAATTCAATTCTTTTCGATAAGAGATACATAGATGATATAAAGTATGAAGAAGGACAATTCAACGTTTTTATGTGTAATCGGTGGATTTCTATGTATAGCGACGTTTCTGCTGAAATTATTAACGAAACGACCAACAAATACTGGCCGACGTTAACTTCAAAAGAAGATCAATACAATTTCTTATATAATATCTTTCCTAAGTTTAAACGAAAACGTATTGAATATATTAAAAAACATAAAGAAGATAAAGTAGAAAAGAAAGAGACAATAGATATTGATAGTCTATTAGCACAAAAATATCAAATCTCTAAAAGAGAAGTCCAATTATATAAAAATATTCATGAGTCTAAATAAATAGACTCATGAATTTCCCTTCTTTATATGAACATTTAGTAGATTTATTTGGTGATGTGTTAAATGAAGGTTTAACACAAGATCCATATTATCAAACACATCAATTATATAAAGATATAGTAAAATCATTTGAAGAGTCGGGAGAAGGAATAAAAGGTTTGGAAAGATTGCTCCATGACTATTTTCAAATGAAAATAGAAAAGAGGGATTCAGAAGATAGATCTGAATTGGATTCATTACGTGATGGCACTGTTGAAAAGGTTAGATCTGTTTTCATCCCATGGGATGAAAAACGTTTTGCTAAAGAAAAAGCAGATAAAGTTGATTCTGAATCTCAACATGCAAACGCCGAATATAAAGACCGCATTGATAAAGCTTTAGAAGTTCAAGCCATTGAAAGAGGAAAAGACAGAAGTGAAATCGATACACCTATTATTAAAGATGCTTTCTTGGAAATGCTTAGAACAGTGTTTAAAACAGTAAAAACAGCACCTCTTAATACAAAATCTTTACAACATCAATTAACTGGTGAAAAGAGTGAACTTTTTAATAAATTC